CATACGGATGTATATCACCTCCGGCAACACGCAGCCGCTTGAGCTGCTGAGCCAGTTTCAGCTTCTGGAGCGCAAGCAGCGCACGGCCAACGCCACCAACGAGCCACGCTACTACGCGATCACGGCGGGCGAAATCGAGGTGTTTCCCGTTCCCGATGGCACATATGCGACGGAGCTGTATTACTACGCCAAGATCGGCGCGCTGTCAGACAGCAACACGTCTAACTGGCTGCTGGAATACTTCCCCGACGCCTACCTATACAGCTCGCTGGTGCATTCTGCGCCGTACCTGAAAGACGACGCGCGCATCCAAGTTTGGGCGTCTTTGCAGGCGAACGCGATTGGTGGTATAAATGCAGACAATGATAAAGCGAAATTTGGCGGGTCTGGTCGCCGCATGAAGATAAAGGCGTATTGAGATGAGCTTCACCAACACCTTCGAGACAACCGTCCTGACATGGGCGTTCACCACCAACAGCGCGACACGCCCGACCGAGTGGCACACCGCGCTATACACTGTTGCACCATCCGATACCGGCGGCGGCACAGAGGTATCCGGCGGGGGCTACGCGCGGCAGGCTACGGCGTTCACCGTGTCAGGCAACACGGCCACAAATAGCGCCGCCGAGGAGTGGCCCGTCGCCACGGCAGGGTATGGCACCGTTGTTGCTGTGGGGATCTTCGACGCGTCATCTGGCGGCAATCTGCTGGCCTACGCCAACCTGACTGCCAGCAAGACGATTGACACCGGCGACGTGTTCCGCATTCCTGCGGGCGATCTCGACATCACGCTAGACTAATGACGTATCGCAGCGGCTACGGGCGAAGCACCTACGGCAGCTACAACTACGGCTTAGACGGCGCTATCATTGGCGCTGCCTCCATTGTTGCCGTCACGTCTGCCACCGCCGCCGCGTCTGTGCGCGTTCGCGGAGCTGCGTCGATCATCGAGACGGTTACGACCACCGCGTCTGCTGCTGATCGCGTCCGAGAGGGCATCGCCACCATTGCCGTCGCCGCATCTGTTGCGGCGTCTGCCACGCGCGTCAGGGAGGCGTCTGCCACGATTGCAGCGTCTGCCAGCGTTACGGCTGCCGCTGAGCGCGTGCATATTGGCTCCGCTTCCATATCCGCTGCTGCATCCGTTGCTGCGTCTGCTGAGAGGGTTCGTGATGGCGCTGCTCTGGTTGCTGTGCAGGCGTCCACAACGGCAAGCGCCGTTGCGATATTCGAGGACAGCGCCACCGCTGCCTGCGTAGCAACTGTCAGCGCCACATGCAACCGCGTGCAGAATGCTGCGTCGGTTATTGCCTGCGCGGCGTCTGTGGTCGCAAATGGTCGTAAGAAGTGGGAGCCTGAGCCTGACACGCCTGAGACGTGGACGCCTGTTGCGGAAAACAGCAAAACGTGGCAAGATGCAGGCAGCACGCCAGAAAGCTGGGCGGCTGTATCCCCCACATCGACGGATTGGACACCGGCATCAGCTTCAAGCGAAACTTGGGCCGATGCGGCATAGGAGAATGACATGGCAGATACGACAACAACGGCATATGGCTTAACGAAGCCAGAGGTAGGCGCGTCAGAGGATACGTGGGGAACGAAGATCAACACAGACTTCGACAGCCTCGACACGATCATCAACGCGATCGGCGGGAAGACCGCTGCCGGAACACTGTCGTATGCAGATAGCGCGAAGCTGGTGACGACGTCGGGCGGGGTGACAATCACCGGCTTAACGACAACGACCAACCTAACAGCCACAGGCACGACAACCCTTGCTGGCGCAAGTACATCCGCAGATATTACGTTTGGCGACAACGTCAAAGCCATCTTCGGTGCTGGGTCTGACCTACAGATTTGGCACGATGGGTCTACTAGCTATATTAGAGACAGTGGCACTGGTGATTTACAAATAAGAGCCTCAAACTTACTTTTAACAGATGTTGACGGAACAATTATGTTTGATGGACGAGACAATGGTGCAGTGTCTTTATATCACAACGGCTCTGAAAAACTCGCCACCACCAGCACAGGCATTTCTGTAACAGGCAACGCCACGTTTGCTGACAATGGCAAAGCCATCTTCGGAAATTCGTCAGATTTACAGATTTATCATGATGGGTCTAATAGTCATATTAAAGATACCGCCACTGGAAATTTAAACATTTCTGGCAATGACATACAGATATTAAATGCGGCCTCAAGTGAAGCTATGGCGTATTTTGCACAAGATGGTGACGTAACCCTTTATCACAACGGTGCAGCCAAAATCGCCACCAAATCCACAGGTGTAGACATCACTGGGACTTTGACCAGCGATGGGTTGACTGTGGATTTACCGAATACTACAGATGTAAATATTGATGGAACTGATGGCGGTGGTATACAGTTTAAAAATAGCGGGGCAGAGCAATTTAGGCTAGATAGCGCATCTAACGATGGGGCTTTATATCACACACCAAGCGGTAAAAACCATACATTTAAAACGGATGGGGCAAGTCGCTTGAAGATTGCTACTGGCGGCGACATCAGCTTTTTTGAGGACACAGGCACCACGCCAAAGTTTTTCTGGGACAGTAGTGCGGAGCGGTTAGGGATTGGGACGAGTTCGCCATTGCGATCCCTTCATATTTCCGGTGCTGGCGATACAGGGTTAATATTGCAAACGACTAACGCAAACAATGACGCTGAGATATGGGAGATACAGTCGGCAGCAGATGGCTCCAACAATGCAAACTTGATCTTTAGGTCAAGAACAAATGCTGGCACTGGCGGCTCAGAACGTATGCGCATCGACAGCAGCGGTAATGTTGGGATTGGAACAGCAACTGCTGGTAGAAGACTAACAGTTAAATCTAACATATCCGCAACTGTTGCTAATTTTGAAAGCACCTCTTCTGTATCTGGTTTAGTTAGTTTTAGTGATTCAAACACAACTAATGATGAAACCGTTAGGGCTGGTGCAGTAGGAGATAATTTAGTTCTCCAAGCTGGTGGCTCAGAACGCATGCGCATCGACAGCAGCGGTAACTTGCTGGTGGGTAAGACGAGTAGTTCTTTTAGCACAGTCGGTGCTAGATTATCATCTACAGACAATCAATTTGTTACTGACGGGCAACTTAGTGCTGCATTCAACCGCAAAACATCAGATGGCGATATTATTGGCTTTTTCAAAGACGGCTCCTCTGTGGGGATTATTAAAACTTTTAACAACACAGTACAATATGGCGGTGCTGCTGCTGCTATTTACCTTGATACGGCAGCATTTCTCCCCGCAAATACTGGAGGTAGAACAGATAATACTATTGACTTGGGTAGTGGCTCTTATAGGTACGATGACGTATTCGCCACCAACGGCACCATCCAAACATCTGACCGCAACGAAAAGCAAGACATTGCAGAGCTATCTGACGCAGAGCAACGTGTTGCTGTAGCAGCCAAAGGTTTGCTGCGTAAGTTCCGCTGGAAAGATGCAGTAGAAGCCAAGGGTGATGAAGCCAGAACACACTTTGGTATTATTGCACAAGACCTACAAGCTGCATTTGCGGCTGAAGGATTAGACGCTGGTGACTATGCCATGTTTATCTCAAGCACATGGACTGACGAAGAAACTGGCGAAGAACGTACACGCATGGGTGTTCGCTACAGCGAATTACTAGCGTTTATTATTGCAGCAATTTAAGGAGAAACATTATGGCAATAACTTACACTTGGACTATTCCAACATTGGAACATAAAACTGCTGATGGTGGAGTTTATGTAGCTCACTGGCGCTGTGTTGGTCAGGATGACGATGGAAACACTGCGTCATCATATGGCACTTGTGGCCTAACCTACGATGCTTCTGCGTCTGACTTTACACCGTATGACGATATAACTGAGGCTCAAGCTCAGGGCTGGGTCTGGGGTCATGTATCCCAAGAGGATACTGAAGCTGCTATTGCTTCTCAGATTGATGCGATAGCTAATCCAACGACTGCTGACGGAGTTCCGTGGGCAGCATAACCTGAAAGGAGATCAACGTGACTGAAGACAAAAAGGTCATTACGATTGACGATGTAGAATACACTGAAGATCAACTGAGCGACACTGCAAAGATGTGCATAAATCACATCAATTCGCTAGACCAGAAGATCGGATCTGCGCAGTTTAACTTGGTGCAGCTTCAGATGGGCAGGCAGGGCTTCATGGCCGAGCTGAAAGCTGCCCTTGAGCCTGACGCGGAATAGCCGCGCAGCATAACGAAAACGCTAGGGGCAGCAAAACGCTGCCCTTTTGCGCATCAAATGGTCATGTGTTACACTGCGGCAAGCGCGCAACACCAACGAGGCAACGATGGCTCTGATTAGATTAGACGTACCCGCTGGGGTTTACCGCAACGGCACCGACTTGCAGAGCATGGGCCGCTGGCGCGATGCCAGCCTGATCCGTTGGATCGACGGCACGATGCAGCCGGTCAAAGGTTGGCGCACAAGATCCAACACCGCCACGAACGCCACGCCGCGCGGCATGCTAACTTGGTCAGACAATACCAACGCCAGATGGATTGCCACCGGCACATATAACAAGCTCTACGCCTACAATAGCTCCGGCGTGCAATACGACATCACGCCGGTCGGCCTGACAGCTGGCCGCGAAGACGCCATAGCGTTTACCGGCTTCGGCGGCGGCTTGTTCGGCAGCTACGCATACGGCGTTGCGCGGCCAGACACTGTACGCATCCAGCCAGCTACCGCGTGGAACTTGCAGGCGTGGGGGCAATATCTGCTAGCCAACAACGAAGACGACGGCAAGGTTTACGAGTGGCAGCTAAACACCGGCGCGGTAGCCGCGCAAGTCGCCAACGCGCCTGTCGATAACAAGAGCATCGTCGTCACGGCTGAGCGCTTCCTATTCTGCCTTGGCGCTGGCGGCAATCCGCGCCTTGTGCAGTGGTCTGACCGCGAAGACAATACGACGTGGACGCCTGCCGCGACAAACGAGGCTGGCGACCTTGAGCTGCAAACCGAAGGCGAGATTATGGCGGGCGTTTCCGTGCGCGGCCAGACGCTTATTCTGACGACGCGTGACGCGCATGTCGCCAACTACATTGGCCCGCCATACGTCTACGGCATTGAGCGCGTCGGGTCTTCCTGCGGGTTGGCTGCAAAGCTTGCATACGCCAACGTGGACGTCGGCTGCTTCTGGATGGGCGTGCATGCGTTCTACGCCTACACAGGCGGCGGCGTGCAGGAGATCCAGAGCGACGTTTCTGACTACGTTTTCAACGACATCAACCGCGCGCAGATCAGCAAGGCGTTTGCCATGTCAAACGGCCAATACGGGGAGGTGTGGTGGTTCTACCCGTCCAGCTCGTCCACAGAAAACGACCGCTACGTGGCATATAATTACGTCGAAAATACGTGGTCGATCGGTACGCTATCGCGTACGGCGGGAACAGACGCAGGCACATTCCGTCAGCCGATGATGGCCGACCCGTCTGACAATAAGATATACGAGCATGAGATCGGGTTTGAGTATGGCGGCCTGACGCCGTTTGCGGAAACTGGCCCCATCATGCTTGGCTCCGGCGATAACGTTGTCAGCGTGACGGAGATGATCCCCGACGAGAAAACGCAGGGCGATGTCAGCGCCACGTTTAAGACGCGTTTCTATCCCAACGGCACCGAGAGGTCATACGGGCCGTTTAGCATGTCAAACCCCACCAGCATGCGCTTCACGGGCCGTCAGGTGCGTATGCGCGTTGACGGCGCACGGCTTGCCGACTGGCGGGTTGGCATAAACCGGCTTGACGCTGTTGCGGGTGGCCGTAGATGACGCAGCAGTACCGCGCACCAGAGCCGCAGGGCGATGACTGGAAGTCATGGGCGCGGCGCATGATGCTGTATCTTGGCCAGACGCGATCACCGCTTGTGCAGCAGACGGGCGACGAGAGCGCGGCAGAAGATGGCGTGCTGATGTGGGATCGCATAAACTTGTATCCCGTTGTCAGCAAAAACGGCGAGTGGCGGCAAGTTGTGCTGGAAGACGGCCACGCAGATTTCATGCTGACGTCAGACGTCACGCCTGTTGCCGCCAACACGGCGTACAAGCTCACATATGACGCGCCCAGCGGCAATGACGGCATCACGCAAGGCACGCCAGCGTCGCGCATTGTGTTCGAGGAGGCGGGCCAATATGTTGTATCGTTCTCGGCGCAAATATCATCAACGTCAGCCAGCACTGTTCACTTCTATTTCTGGCCAAGCGTCAACGGCACCAACGTGGCAAACAGCGGCATGACCACTGCGCTGCACCAGAATAACGCCACGCTGGTCACGTCGCGCACGCAGATATTCACGCTTGCGGCGAATGACTACTTGGAAGTGAATTACATGATCGACAGCACAAGTGGCTTCCTCAATTACACCGCAGCGTCTTCGCCGGTGCCAGCAATACCCGCGTCAACTTTAGCAATTACGAGGCTTCATGGATAAAGAGCTTGAGAGATGCCGCGACTGGATTGAGTCTGCCTTGGAGTATTCCGGCGGCACGCATGACTTCATTGACGTGGCCGAAGGTATATACAAGGGAACGATGCAGCTTTGGCCCACGCCGAGGGGGTGCATAGTGACCGAAATAGTGGTATATCCGAAGAAGAAAGTTTTAAACGTGTTTCTTGGCGGCGGCGAGTTGGATCAGATTTTAGAAATGCATGAAGATGTGATAGCATGGGCAAAAGCGCAAGGATGCTCTGCATTGACCATGACGGGCCGGTTTGGCTGGAAGAAACCACTGAAGGCGCATGGCTGGACGCCACTGCACGCCTCATATGTGAAGGAGTTTGAATAATGTCAGGCGGCAAGGGCGGGTCAACAACGTCATCAGTTACGATCCCAGAATACATTGAAGAGGCGGCGCGCCGTAATTTGGCAAAGGCCGAAGGCATCAGCCAGATTGGATACGTTCCATATTACGGGCCAGATGTTGCCGCGTTTACGCCGTTCCAGCAGGCGGGCTTCCAGCAGACCGCTGACGTTGCATCCGCGTTTGGTTTGGGGCCGCAGATGTCTCAGGCAGACGTCATGGGCGGCATGGCCCCGCCAACGCAATATGCGGGAGGCGTGTCTGGCTACAGCGCCGCGCCAATGTACGAGCAATCTGTTGCCGAGCTTGCGGCGAGACGCCCAGCGCAGAAAGAGTTTATCGACAGCTTCTTCATTGATCCCGTGACCGGACAAGTCGGATCACGCGTCCAGCAGCCTGTTGACTATGGCCAATATATGACAGGTGCGCAGGAGCGTGAGCGTGATCGGCAAAACCAGCTTGCCGTCGCAAGAGCAGAATCCGGCGAATATTCCGGCCCGATGACGATGAGCCCCAACGCATCGCCGTCAGACAGAGATAACGCCATGCAGTTCCACGCGACCCGCATGGGTCGTGGATCTGACAACTGGCAGACCGCTGACGAAATTATGTTCCAGCAGGGCAAGATCAACGCGGCTGGCTTCCCGATTGACGCGCAGGGCAATGTCATAGTCGGCACCCCTGAGAGCGTTGCGGGGAATATTGGAGACTTCTTGGCGGGCGGCGGCTTTATCGGTGCCGCTGGCGAGGCGCTTGGCATTTTGCCGTCAACAGGTGAAAAGATCATGTCTGCGGCGGGCATGTCTCCCGTAAGCATAGACGATCCGATGTTTGCGGGCGGTGCCGCTGGGTTTAACGATCCAGACGGCCCAAGCGCCGCGCAAATAGAGGCTGAAGCAAACATGGGTCTTGACCCATTTGGCGGCGCTGGGAGGCCGATTGCCATCAGCGCCCCTGCCTCACCACCGCCGATTTCGGTTGCCCCAAGCCCAGCGCAAATAGAGGCCGAGGCAAACATGGGCCTTGATCCGTTTGGTGGCGCTGGGAGGCCGATTGTCGGCGTTGATACCGCCCCCATCGTTGGCACAGCGCCGTCTGGCTCAAACATATATGCTCTGACGCCATCAGGCGATGGCTCATACACATTCAAGGGCGGCAAAGATGTAGAAGGCGGCTCGGCAGGCGGCGGCGGTGCGGAGAAGATCCTATGCTGCGCATATTACAATCTTGGCTACCTGCCACGCGAAATCTGGCGCTTGGATCAACGTTACGGCGTGTGGCTGCACCGCAATGATCCTGAGCTTATGGAAGGCTACCACGTGTGGGCTGCTCCGTTGGCTGAGTATATACAGAAGGATACACGCGGGGCCAAAGTCGCTCGCGCGGTGATGTGGCCCATTGTTAAGGCGTGGGCGGCAGAGATGGCGCATAAGCAGCGCCCAGAGAAGTACAAGCCGAATGTGCTTGGCAAGATGATTATGGCGATTGGCGAGCCGTTTAGCCGCGTGTGCGGCATGCTCAAGCCCCGCGCAATACGAGGAGAAGCATAATGGCTGGACAAGGTGCAAAGGGCGGCGGTCAGGTCGCAATGCCAGCAGCGCAGGCGATGGGCGGCTATCGCGGGCCGACGCAGATGGGGCCACAGGCGGCGCTCGGCGGGCCAAGCATTGTAATGCCAAACGGCATGTCGTCCGGCGATGTAAACATGGGGGGCAATGTTAGCGTCGCTACCGGCCCGATTGACACGGGGCTTGGTGCAGCGCTCAACGGGCCTAGCGTAGATAATACCAATCTTGCAAATGTGCCTACGATGGGCGGGCCAAACTCAATGCTGACAGAGGCGGCAGTAGTCGGCCAAAGGCCGCGCATTCGCGACGCAATGGGCAACCCGCAAGGCTCGCAGATGTTTGGCGTTGTCGCGCCCATCGAAGGCACCGCTGAAGCGGGCGGCGTTTTGTCAGAAGTTTTTGGCCCTGCGATTGCGGGCGGTGGTTTGGTGCCGGATTCTGGAGCTGGACCCTTGAGCTATCTTGGGGGAGCAGTTGGCGGTATTTTGCCAAATGTAGTTGATGCTGAGTTAGAAGGCACCGCAGAGCAGGCCGCGATCAACGCGGCGATTGCAGCGGGGCCAAGCGCCGGATCGCAAGTAGGGCCGCAGCAGCCTATAGTGCTGCCGTCAAGCGGCGCGCCCATGATGCGGCCAAACCCAAACTTGCCAAACCAAGGCTTGCCAATGCCATCTGGCGGCCTTAAGGGCGGCATATTCGGCCAGCAGCCACGCCCCATGCCGCAGCCAAGCCAAGGGCAATACGCGCCGCTCGCTCCGCAGGGCCAGTTTAACGTAAATCAGGCAGCGGCAGGCGCATTGCAGCAGGCAATGGGCGCGACGCAGCAGGGTCTGGGCTTCACGCCGATGGGCATACGCCCGACCGCCTACCGGCCATCGCAGATCGCAGGCACAAGCCTCGCGCCATACACCAACCCATATGAGAGCCAAGTCGTGCAGCAGACGATGCGTGACATTGGCACCGCGCAGGAGCAGGCGCTGAACCTGCAAGGCGCACAGGCGCAGCGTGCAGGCGCGTTCGGCGGCTCACGCCAAGGCATTGCCGAGGCAGAGACGCGGCTTGGCTACGGGCAGCAGGCGCTAGACGCCGCGTCAAGGCTGCGCCAGCAGGGCTACCAGACTGCACTTGGCCTCGCCGGTCAGGATGTCGGCGCTCAGA